ACGGCAAGCGGTTCAACAAGCCGATCGTGATGCTGGCCGGCTCCGAGTCCTACGAACTGACGCGCGACGGTGTGCAGCGGCTGCTCATCGGCCCTCCGATGAACGAGGAGGAGTGGGGCACCGGCTACATCCCAAAGGCTGACATCATCGCCACCACGCGCCGGTCGGGCGTTTCTGGCGCACTCGATAGCGTCACCGTTCGGCATGCGTCGGGTGGATCATCGACGCTGCTCTTCAAGGCCTATGAGCAGGGCCGCGGCAAATGGCAGGCCAACACGGTCGATTACGTCTGGTTTGACGAGGAGCCACCGGAAGACGTGTACTTTGAGGGGATCACGAGAACGAACGCAACGGGCGGGTTGATCGCCGTCACGTTCACGCCGCTCAAGGGGATGAGCGCGGTCGTCGCCCGGTATCTGCTGGAGGCATCGGAGCATCGTCGGGTGATCACCATGACGATCGAGGACGCCGAGCATTACACGCCAGAGGACAGAAAGCGCATCATTGCCAGCTATCCGGCGCACGAGCGCGACGCGCGAACGAAGGGCGTTCCGACGCTCGGCTCCGGTCTGATCTTCCCGATCCTGGAAGAGGACATTGTCGTTGATCCGTTCCTCATCCCGAAGCACTGGCCGCAGATCGGCGGACTGGACTTCGGATGGGACCACCCAACGGCGGCAGCAAGTCTAGCCTGGGACCGGGACAGCGACATCGTCTACCTGACGCGGGATTATCGCCAGAGGCAGGCTACACCGATCTTGCATGCCGCGGCGCTGAAGCCTTGGGGCATATGGATGCCGTGGGCCTGGCCGCATGACGGGAACAATGACACGGCTGCCGGCGAGAACCTCGCGACACAATACAGGGCGCAGGGCCTGAAGATGCTGCCGGAGCGCGCAACGTTTCTGGACGGCTCGAACAGCGTAGAGGCGGGCCTGATGGACATGCTCGATCGAATGCAGACTGGCCGGTTCAAGGTGTTCCGCACCTGTGGCGCCTGGCTTGAGGAACGTCGCCTTTACCATCGTAAGGACGGCAAGGTCGTCAAAGAGCGTGACGATACAATTTCCGCGTCTCGGTACGCGCTCATGATGCTGCGCAAGGCCATCGTAAAGCCGACCGCCGGCTCATGGGACTTCACACCGCAGAAGGTTGTTTGATGGCTGAGACCGAGAAAGACAATCTGACCCCGACAATCGCGAACCTGGTCAAGGAGTGCGAAAGCTATCGCGAGCAGTTGTCGATCGATCGCGACAAGGCGACAGAATATTTTGACGGCCAGATGGATGATGTTCCGGTCACAGACGGCCGCTCCAAAGTCGTCAGCCGTGACGTGCGCGCCCATGTGAAGAAGGTGCTGCCGTCGCTGGTCCGCACGATCCTGGGCAATGACAGAATTGCCGAGTATCAGCCGGTTGCCGAGGGCGACGAACCGTTTGCAGAGCAGGCGACCGACTACATCAGCAACGTGGTATTCCCGGAGAGCGATGGATACGAGGCGGTTGAGGATGCGATCCACGACGCGCTGAAGCTCCGCAATGGTATCATTCGCTGGTGGTTCGAGAAGAAGGCTTTCGTCTCGGTCACGAAGCACACGGGCCTCGACGAAATGTCGCTGGTGCAACTGGTCGCAGACGACGACGTGACGGTGCTGGAGCAGGAAACGCGCGTCGAGATGATGGATGCCGGTGACGGCCAGCCGCCGCAGCCACAGACCGTGTATGACGTGAAGATCCGCAAGCGGTGCGAAAAGGGCCGAACCCGCCTTGGCGCGGTGCCGCCGGAGCAGTTGCTTGTTCATCCCGACGCGCTGGATATCGTCGAAAGCCCGTTGACCGGCATCAACATGCGGCTCCGTCGGTCGGAACTGGTCGCGCTCGGTTACGACAGGGACACGATCGAGAACCTGCCGATTGCCGGCTCGACGATCGATCAGGACGACGAGGAAGACACCCGGCGCCGTGATCTGATCAACGACGACTCCAGCACGCTCGCGAAGTCGCTGCAGGAGATCGAATACTACGAGCTTTATGTCCGTATCGACCAGGACGACGACGGAATCGCCGAGCTGCGCCGCATGGTCTACGCCGGCGGTATCAAGGAAGACTATCTGCTCGAAAACGAGGAATGGGACGAGGTCCCGTTCGCCGACATCATCTCGGAGCGCCGGCCGCATCAGCGCGAAGGCACGTCGATCTCCGATGACACGATGGAAGGCCAGAAGGTCAAGACGGTCCTGCTTCGGGAGAGCCTGGACAACATCTATTGGCAGAACAAGCCGCAGCCGATCGTGGATGAAACAGCGGTGGTAAACCCCGAAGCAGTGCTGAACCCGGCGTTCGGCAAGCCAATCCGGGTGAACGCGGGCGTTGATGTCCGTGCGGCGCTCGGCTTCACGCAGGTGCCTTTCGTTGCCGCCAGCTCGTTCCAGATGATGGATTATTTCGATCGCGAGATGTCGGACGTGACCGGCATTTCCGACGCATCGAGCGGGCTTGCGCCGGACGCGCTGCAGAACATGACGGCGAAGGCGTCCGCAATGTTCGAACAGGCAGGTATCGGACAGACCGAGCTTATGGCGCGCACCATCGCCCGCGGCCTGGTCAGGGTGTTCAAGGGGCTGCTCAAGCTCACCATCAAGCACCAGGACCGCCCGCGCACGGTGCGGCTGCGCAAGAAATGGGTGACCTTCGATCCTCGCCCATGGAACGGCGACATGGACGTCACGGTCAACACCGGCCTCGGTGCGGGCACCCGTGAGCGCGACATGATGATGATGCAGATGATCACCGGGCTTCAGGAGAAGCTTCTGGCCCAGCTCGGTGCCGTCGATAACCCGTTCGTCACGCCGAAGAACGTCTACAACGCTCTGACCAAGCTCGTCGAAGCTTCAGGCCTGCGATCCGTCGATCAGTATTTCACCGAACCGGACGAGGCCAAGATCAAGAAGATGATGGATGCTGAGGCGGCAAAGCCGAATCCGGAAATGGAGAAGCTGAAGCTGCAGCAGGCAAAAATCCAATCCGATGCGGCCGCTGACAAGATGAAGATCGAGAGCGAGGAGCGTATCGCCATGGCGCGGCTCCAGCAGGAGGAACGCCTCAAACGCTACCAGATCGATCAGGAGATTGCCCTGAAGCAGCGCCAGAACATGGCGGAAGTTCTCTCAGGTGGTCACATCATGCCGACGCAGCTCGGAGGGATGCCAGGATGAGGGACGCTGAGAAGGTCGCTCTTGCCCGCGCGCTTCGCGACAATCCGCTATTCACGCTGTTGCTCGACGAGATCGAGACAGCCGCCATCAACGCCTGCGTGAATGCAAAGGCGACAGATCATGAGGCGCGCGCTGCCCACGCGGCAGAGGTTCGCGCCATCCGAAATTTGCGCAGCAAGCTCAACCACCTCTCGGAGGAAGCCAAGGCTGGTGCAAATCGAGCGCCCGCATAACGCCGGCGCCAAGCCCTCAAGGGAAAACCATGACCATAAACGAAAGTGCCAACCTGCCGGACCTCGGCGGGAGCAAAACCGTTGAACCCTCGGACATCGACAACCCCGAAACGCTGAACTTCTGGGAGCCTGAAGAAGAACAGGCCAACCCGGCACAAGGTGGAGACGGGATCGCAGACGAGACGGATGCGGCCGACGATCAGAACGATGACGACGGCCAAGAGTCCGACGGCTCCGCAGACGAGGATGCTGACAGCGATGAAGACGGCGACGGGGAACCGACGGCCGACGACAAGCTCGACGAAACCCTCGTGACGCTCAAGGGCGGCGAGCAGGTTCCTGTGAAGGAACTGAAGCTCGGTTACATGCGTGAGCGCGACTACCGCCTCAAGACCCAGGAAACGGCGAACAAAAGCCGCGGCCTGGAAGAGATGTCCAACCGTGTGGTCGGAACGGCCACTGCAATTGCAAACTTCCTGATCAGTCAGATGCCTGCAGAGCCTTCGCACATGTTGGCGATGCAGAACCCTGCCGAATACACGCGCCAGAAGGCGGTCTTTGACGTTGCGGCTCAGCGCGTCAACCAGATCCTCGAAATGGCGAATGTGCCGAAGCAGGTTTCAGGAGCTCTGACGAACGAGCAACGCGAATCCCTCCTCGCGACGGAAAGCGCAAAGCTCGCCGAAGCCTTCCCTCAGACCGCCACCGATGACGGCCGCGAAGCATTCTTCCAGGATGCATTCGCCACCGCTCGCGAACTCGGCTGGACCGATGAGGAAATGCGGGATGTTACCGATCATCGCTACTTCAAGCTGGCTCACTATGCGCGCCTCGGCATGCAAGCGGAGCGGGCGAAGAAGAAGGCGCTTGAGAAGGTGACGAATGCTCCTCCCGCCGTGCCGCCAGGCAAGGCCCGTGGACAGAACGCCCAGCAGGCCCGGAAAAATCAGGATGCGATGGCTCGGTTGACCAGAACCGGATCGCTCAAGGATGCGATGAACATCGATTTCTGATCGATTTCACCGTCCGACGGTCCATCCCTGACCCCTTAACATAGAGGGCTATTATGGCTGTCATCACCAACACCGTCCGCACGACGAACGCGGTCGGTAACCGAGAAGAACTGTCCGACGTGGTGTCCCGCATCACGCCGGAAGACACCCCGATCTATTCCATGATCGAAAAGGGCAAGGCCAAGTCCGTTCACCCCGAATGGGAAACCGACGACCTTGCCGCACCGGGCGACAACGCCCGCGAAGAAGGTGAGGAGTACGACTTCGATAAGGTCGATGCTCCGGCCCGCGTCGGAAACTACACGCAGATCCTGCGCAAGAGCTGGATTATCTCCGGCACGCAGGAAGAAGTGGACGAAGCCGGCAAGGTCCAGAAGCGGAAGTATCAGAAGGCCAAGAAGGGCGTCGAGATCCGCAAGGATACCGAATTCGCCATCGTGTCCAACCAGGGCTCCGTCGGCGGCGCGATCCGTCGCCTGGGCGGTCTTCCGAGCTGGATCACCAGCAACGTCTCCCGCGGTGCCGGTGGCGCCAACGGCGGCTTTGTCTCCGGCTTCACCGTCGCGGCCACGAACGGCACCCAGCGCGCATTCACCAAGGCCATCATGGACGGTGTGATGCAGCAGGGCTTCAACAACGGCGCCAAGTTCAAGCACGTCGTCGGTTCCGCCTACGTCAAGTCGGTCTTCGTGACCTTCATGTCGGACGCGAACGTCGCTCCGTTCCGCTACTCGGTCGAGTCGAAGGGGCAGCGCAACACCATCATCGCAACGGCGGACTTTTACGAAGGCCCGTTCGGCAAGGTGCTGGTGCATCCGAGCACGATCCAGTCGACGGCGGCGCTCGCCCGCAATGCCTTCTTCCTCGACACCGACTTTCTTGAATTCCTCTGGCTCCGCAAGATCCAGGAAGACACGAAGGTCGCGAAGACCGGTGACGCCGACAAGGGCGTGATCATCGGCGAAGGCACGCTGAAGGTCAGCAACGAAAAAGGCCTCGGCATCGCCGCAGACCTCTTCGGCCTCACTGCATCGAGCTAAGGAGAGCGAACCCATGCCTACCTATCTGCCCTTCAACCTGACGGCGGCAACGCTCGCCCTCAATGCATCGACCTATGGCACACCGGCGACTGTTGTCGTCAACCGTGCCGCCGGGTCGACGCTCACCCTGCCGGATGCATCCGGCTCCGGTGCCGAGTTCGACATCGTGATCGGGACCACCGTCACGTCGAACAACGTCATCATTCAGGTTTCCCGGTCGGCCGACATCATGACCGGCGCCTGCCTGATGACCCAGGATGCCGGCGATACCGTCGCCGGCTTCGAGACCGCGGTCGACACCGACACGATCACCATGAACGGCTCCACCAAGGGCGGCATCAAGGGTGACCGGATCAAGCTGAAGGACGTCGCGGCCAATACCTGGCAGGTGCAGATGATCTGCTCCGGCACGGGTACCGAAGTCACGCCGTTCTCGGCGGCCGTCTAATCCGAAACGGGGGCGGTGATGAGCCGCCTCTTTCCTTGAAGGAGGAAAGCCATGACAGACTCGAAAAACAAACCGCTTGACCCGGGGCAGGCCTCGACCACGGAACAGGCTCCTATCCTGCCTGATGATGCTGCTCCGCCGGAAGTGGAAGGCATCACGCCTGGGCCGTCGCCCACCTCTATCATCGCCGATCCGAAGCCGAAAAAGGTAAAGGAAAAGATGGTCGAGGTTCGCCTCAAGTTCGACTACTGGCCGGAAGAAGGCGAGCGCAAGTCCGCTGGCGAAGTCGTCGAAGTGCCGGTGAGCAAGGCAAAGCAGCTTATCGGCCAAGGCAAGGCGGAAATCCCGCTCGGCGAGGACGACTGACCATGACGATCCGTGACGGCCAGTGGGAACTTCACGACTATGACTTTGCCACTGGCCGTTCGGTCTGGCGTTATTTCGATGGGCAGGAATACGTTTTCCGTATTGATACGCCCGTCGATAACATCGTCCGCGAAAACGAGTTCACCCGGAATGCCACCTCTGGCAACAAGTTCGGCGATTGGGTGAAAATCGCCTCTGTCCCGGCGAACCACGCCCACCACGCCAACCTTGTCCGTGCCCATAGCGAAGGCGATGACGCCTATGTGAGCCGGTGGCTGAACGATAGCGACAATCGCGCCTGGCGGTCATTCGAGGGTCGGGTGTGACCGTTACGTGGGCGCAGCTCCGACAGCAACTCCATGATTTGGAAGCCGGCCGACCGTCGATCGAGGACGATCCCCGCGGCTATCAGTACGCGTCTGATGAAATCCGCCGGGTGACCGAAGAGATGGCACGGCTCTCCGATCGGAACCGCATGTATCAACAAGCAACGGGATGGAAGGTCGCCTGATGGCCGGTATTTCAGATTACGCCTCGCTGCTGATCGACGCGGGCGAGTATTCCGGCCGCGATGACGTCGCGCATCTATTCCCTCGCTTCGTGGCGCTGGCGGAAGCCAAGATGAACCGTGTCCTGCGGATTGCCGACATGGAGACGGTGGCAACGGTCGCGCTTACGAACGGCAACGGTACCTTGCCCGCCGACTTCCTCGAAGCGCGCGAGGTGCTGACCCCTGATGGATACACGATTGGCGCATGGTCTCTCCAGGCGCTGACGAACCGTTACCGGAACTATGGCGGCTATCCGCAGGGTTATGCGGTGGTGGGCACGACGATCATGGCGCGGCCGACGACGACCGGCAACCTTACCATGACTTACTATGCGAAGATCCCGCCGCTGACGCCGACGAGCCCGACCAACTGGCTGCTGGAGAAGGCGCCGGACGCCTATCTCTACGCACTCGTCGAGGAAATCGGCATCTGGGCCAAGAACGGCGAACTGGTCGGCGGCGCGCGGCCGTTGAAGGAAAACGCTATGGCCGGCCTGACGCTCGCTGATAACCGGGCGCGCTGGGGCAACGGTCAGGTCACCTTGAGCGGGGTGACCCCATGACGGTCCTGACAGCGATCAATGACGTTTGCGATGTCGTTTCGCTCGACCGCTTCACGAGCGTCTACGGCTCGAACAATCCGGCCGCCCAGACCATGCTTGAACTTGCCAAGCTCGCCGGCCAGGAGATTGCAGAGCGGTTTGCATGGAAGGCCCTCCAGCGCTCCGACACGGCGTCGGCATCGCCATTCCCATTTCCGGCGGACTACGACCGGCTGATTGAGGGCGGAGCAGTCTTCACGGCGGCCGGTGAATTCGCACGCCCCGTCAAGAGCCCGTCGCAGTGGGCGGTCGTCCTGCAGGTGCCGTCGGTGCAGCCCTATTATTACCTGTCCACCGCGGCCATTGCGTTCTCGCCGGCCGCTGCCGCTGTCGGTGCCCTGGTCACGTATGTCTCCAAGAACTGGATCCTGGGCAGCACCGGGACCGAAAAAGCAGACTGGACCGCAGACGATGATGTCGTTGTCTTCCCCGAACGTCTGCTGGTCCTGAACCTCATCTGGCGGTGGAAGCGGCAAAAGGGCCTGAACTACGACGATCCGCTTGCCGAGTTCGAGGCTGCCCTTGCCACGGCGACCGAGGAGGACCGCGGATGAAGCTCCGCCCGTCTCGATTGATGCAGTCGAACAGAGGTCCGGTGAAGGCCGTCCCGCCGCAGGCATCGGCGCCCTTGACGCTGCCGGCGCCCGTGAAGGGCCTCTATACCACGACGACGCTTTCGGATGATCTGCCGGGCGCCGCGGCGGTGTTGAAGAATTGGCTTCCGACGCTGACCGGCGCCCGCATCCGTGGCGGGTCGATCAAGAAGGCCGTCATTGCCAGCGGCGCCGATTTCGTCAGTGCCTTCACCTACAAATACGGCGGCGCCGAGAAGCTGTTCATGGCGACGGTGAACGCGATCTATGACATGACCTCGCCGGCCGCGCCTCCGACAAACACGGCGGCGGTGGTGACCGGCCTGACGGGCGGCGATTGGTCCACGTTCCAGCATTCGAACACCGGCGGCGCTTATCTGATCGCCACCAACGGTGCGGACTCTCGCCGGGTGTTTGACGGTACGAGCTGGACCACGCCGGCAATCACGTTCACGGATTCGACGACGATGGCGCAGCTCTCGCAAGGCTGGCTGTTCAAGAACCGCGAGTTTTTCGTCAAAGCCGGGACGATGGACGCCTACTATTTGCCGGCGGCTGCTATCTCCGGTGCCGCGAAGGTCTTCCCACTCGGCGGAACTCTGAAAAACGGCGGCTCGTTGCTGATGGGCTTCAACTGGTCGATCGAAAGCGGGACCGGCCCGAACGAATATTGCGTCTTCGTCACGACTGAGGGCGAGGTCGCGGTTTTTCAGGGTGATGATCCTGACGTGGCCGGGAACTTCACAGTTCAGGGCGTCTATCAGATCGGCAAGCCGCTCGGGAAAAACGCCTTCATCAAAGCCGGCGGTGACGTCCTGATCGCGACTGTATCCGGGCTGATCCCGATGTCGCAGGCTGTCCAGAGAAACGGTGATGCCCTGTCCTCGTTCTCTCGCTCGCGCCCGATCGAGGACGACTGGAGCACTGCAGCCACCGCGGCGCCGACCGGCTGGTCGATGACCTATTGGCCGGAACAGAAGCTGGTCATTGTGTCCTTCCCCAACAACATCGTCGTTCCCGACACGACCTTTGTCCTGAATGTAGTGACCTGGGCCTGGTCGGTGGTCACCAACTGGAAAGCCACCTGCTATGGCAGCATTCAGGGCAGCATCTTCTTCGGCTCGCTCGCCGGATCGGTATGGCAGGGCGACACCAATGGCACAGACGACGGCTTGCCGTTCATCGCGTCCTACCTGTCGCAGTTCCGTGCGGTCGGCGCCTTCGGCCAACGCAAGGAAGCGACGATCGGCCAGATGTATATCAAGGCCCGGGAAAAGCCGGAGCTTCTGCTGTTCGCCCGGGCCAATGGGGATACCTCCATCCCGACGTTCAATGTCGTCTCCGTCGGCGATGCCGGATCGTCGGAATGGGATGTGGGCCTATGGGACGTCGCGGTCTGGGACAACCCGAGCTCAATGCAGCGATTCGAGTATCGGCAGAACGTGCGCGCCAGCGGCGACACTCTCGCGATCGGCGCGGTGATCGTTTCCGGCGGCCCGGTTGCGCTGCGGGTGGCGCTTGATCTCGGCAACCTTCAAATCACGACGGGTGAACAGAGCGTATGATCGAGGTTGTTTGGGCGAGCCAGAAGACGCCGGAGCTGAACGCGGCGCTTGGGCAGTTCGTCATGAACCTTATTCCCGGCTGTCAGCGCGGCTTCGGGGATTTCGTTTCCTTCGGGGTGATCCACAAAGACAGGCTGATCGCGGCCGTCGTCTACAACAACTATTTCCCCGAACACGGGGTGATCGAATACTCCGTCGCGGCGATCAGCAAGCGTTGGCTGACCCGCAACGTCATCCGCGAGATGTTCGATTATCCGTTCAAGCAGCTTGGTTGCCAGATGGTCGTTGTCCGGGTTGCCGAGAGCAACACCGGCATGGCGAAGATTTGCGAGGACTTCGGCTTCAACGCCTACAAGATCCCCCGACTTCATGGCCGGGACGAAGCAGAGATCATTTTCACGCTGACAGATGATGCATGGGCGCAGCACCAGGCCAACACCAGCCTGGAAGAACGCCTGGACCGCAGGAAGGTGGCACATGGGTAAGAAATCGACGCCGAAGGCTCCCGACCCGCGCGAGACGGCAGCAGCGCAGACCGCGACCAATGTCGCCACGGCCACGGCAAACTCCTACCTGGGCAACATCAACCAGATCACCCCGGATGGCACGCTCAGCTATGAGTATGGCGAGTCCCGCGACATCTATGACCCGACGACGGGGCAGACCTACAAGGTGCCGACGACGACGGTGACGCAGACCCTGTCCCCGACGCAGCAGGCGATCAAGGATCAGCAGGATAAAGCCAACCTGAACCTCGGCACGCTTGCCGCCAACCAGTCCGGGCGGCTTGACGCACTGCTCGGTACCCCGTTCTCGCTCGACGGCGCTCCGGCAGCCGGTGACCCTTCCTCGCTCACGGCGCCGACCTATCAGCAATACCGAGCCGGTCCGCAGCTACAGACGAGCGCCGGTCCCGCCGGCGACATCACGAAGACCTACGACATCGACTTCGACACGAGCAAATATGAAGACGCGCTGATGCAGCGGATCAATCCGCAGCTGGCGCAGAGCCGAGAAGCGCTCGAAACGAAACTGATCAACCAGGGCCTCCAGCCGGGTTCCGTTGCCTTCGACCGTGCTATCGACGCTGCGACCCGGCAGGAGAACGACGCTCGTTACGGTGCGATCCTGAATGCAGGACAGGAACAGTCACGGCTTGCCGGTCTGGCTGCAAACAAGGCGTCTTTCGAGAACGCGGCGCAGCAACAGGGCTATGCCCAGAATATGGGCAACGTCGAACTGGCGAACTCTGCCAATCAGCAGATGTACCAGAACCAGAATACCGCGACCGGCGCCAACAATGCGCTGCAGGATCAGACGTTCAACGCCGAGCAGGCGCGCATCAACGCTCAGAATGCTGCTCGGTCTCAGTACCTGAACGAGGCCTATGCCGAGCGCAGCCAGCCGATCAACGAGATTTCCGCCCTGCTGGCCGGCGCGCCTGTCGATAACCCGAACTTCGTGCCGACGCAGGGGCAAAGCCTGCCGAACGTCGATTATGCCGGCCTCGTGAACCAGAAATATCAGAATGACCTTGCCGCCTATCAGCAGAAGCAGGCGGGCCTCGGGTCCATCCTCGGCGGCATCGGCAGCCTGTTCAGCCTGTCGGACGAAGACGCCAAGAAGGACATCAAGAAGGTCGGCGGCCTCTACGAGTATCGCTACAAGGGTGAGCCGAAAAACGCTCCGAAGCGGATCGGCGTTATGGCCCAGGAAGTCGAGAAGGTCCGACCCGACGCCGTCCGCAAAGGCCGCGATGGCTATCGCCGTGTGAATTACGGCGCGCTCTTCAACGCTGGAGCTGCGCGATGAACGGCGGCTTTGAGCGTTACGGCTACATGCAGCAGGGGCAGACCGACCCCGCCGTTCGGCGCCAGCAGATGGCGGCGCAGCTCGCGCAACAGATCATGGGCCAGCCGGCGCAGAGCGTCCCCCAGGGTGCAGGACAACTGGCAGCGGGCATAGGGATGGGCCTTCGCGGCTTCATGGATAGACCGCAGAACCAGTTCCCGACGGCGCCGGGTGCTGCCGGCGGCACGGCGAAGATGCAGAGCATGGACCTTGGAGCGCTGTTCGGCTTTGGTCCCAAAGGAGGCCTCTACTGATGGTCGGATATCTTTTCGGCGGCAATACCGGCCTGACCTACCAGGATCTGCAATCCCGTCGTGAGGCCGCAGACGCGCTCGCCAAGCGCATAATGGGCATGCAGCCGAAGAACGTGCCAGAGGGCATCGGCGCGCTGCTGATGGGCGCTGCGTCTGGCATCGGCCGGTATCGTGCCGACAAGGCGCTGGGCGAGGGCAGGGCAGCTGCGAGCACACAGTTCGACAGCATCCTGGGGCGGATACTCGGCGGCGGCAACGCCGCTGCGACCGGCCAGCCCACCGCGACCGGTTCGATGATGCCGAAGGTCAATGACGATGGATCAATGCGGGTGACGTCCTCGACGCCTCCTGACGTGTCGAACAACGGCTCGACGTTCTCACCGTTCATCGACACCGTGAAGGCCGGCGGACTGACCAATCCCTACGGGCTGGCAGCGGTCGCCGCGACCGGGCGTGCCGAAAGTGGTTGGTCTCCGAAGAAGGCCGGCGGTTCCTGGGCCGATCCGAGCGAGAGCGGCGAGCAAGGCACGTCCGGCGGCGTCATGTCCTGGCGCGCCGAGCGGCTGCAGAACCTCCGGAACTTTGCCGCGTCGAAGGGCGAGGAAGGTAATGGCTCGCCCCAGACGCAAGCCGAGTTCTTCATGAAGGAGGATCCGCAGCTCGTCGCGAAGCTCAACAGCGCCAAATCCCCGGAGGAGGCGGCCGACCTGATGGCCAATGCATGGCGGTTTGCTGGCTATAACCGGCCGGGTGGCGAAGCAGCACGTCGGCGGAGCTATGCAAGCGCGTATCTGCCGACTTTCGCCGGGCAGGGGCAGGAAGTCGCCAGCCTCGACCCATCCGTGGGTATGCCTCCGGCCGCCGCAGCGATCGAGCGTCAGGCTTCCGCCTCTGGGTATGTTGATCCTAAGGTCAGCGCCCCGAACTATAACCCGACCGCGCCGAATCCTGGTGCTATGCCAACGACTGAAACGGCTTCCTCAGGTGGTCAGGTGCTCCCGGCGGTCGAGATGGGCGCGGACATGCAGCCGCAGGCATTTCTACCGCCACAGCAGACGGGGACCGCGCTTCCGCCGCTCCCGAGCCGCGATGTCTCGGCCGCGCCGCCGGTCGCATCTGTTCCGCCGCAGCAAGTCGCGCAGGCCGGTCCGCCGCAGATGCCACGTGTGCAGCCGTATCGCCCCGATCCGGAAATGCTCAAGCTCCTCAGCAACCCGTTCCTCGACGACGGACAGAAGGCCGCGCTGCGCATGGTCATGCAACAGCAGATGCAGGAAGCCGCCGCGGCGCAGGAAGAGCAGACGTGGCGGGCGCGGCAGGATTACGAGCGCCAGCAGCGCCAGGGTGACCCGCGTTATCAGCAGGAATTGCAGCTCGGCCAGATCCAGATAGATCAGGCTAAAGGCCCGAAATATACCTACACAACGTTGCCGGACGGAACAGTGCTAAGAACCGATCCGCGCGGTGGTGCGCCGGAAAAGGTCTATGAAAGCGCGCCCAAGCCGACGGCAAACATGCAGGATTATGAGACCTATGCCAGCGAGGAGCGCGCCGCGGGCCGTGTCCCGCTCGGTCGGCTGCAGTACCAGCAGGAAATCAAGAAGGCTGGAGCCAGCAACACGACGAACATCGTCGGCGGTGAGGGGGACAAGTTCTTCGAAAATCTCGACAAGAAGAACGCAGAAACGTTCGCCGCAATGTCCGATGCCGGCATGCAGGCCAGAGGGCGACTTGGGCAGATCGATCGTCTGGAAAGCATCTTTGCCAACGTCCCACAGGGCGCCGAGGGCGCGTTCAAGAAGCTCGCGGGCGATTGGGGGGTGCCGATCGGCGAAGGCACCAGCGATATTCAGGCTGCCTCGGCTCTTCTCGAAAAGATGGTTCCGGAACAGCGTCTTCCCGGATCGGGAACGATGTCCGACGGCGATATCAAGATGTTCCGTGCTTCGCTGCCGCGCATCATCAACCAGCCGGGAGGCAACCAGCTCATCTTCCAGACCATGCGCGGAATTGCGCAGTATGAGCAGCAGATGGGCGAGATTGCCGATGCAGTTGCTGACAGGGCCATCACGCCGGCCGAAGGGCGTCAGCGGATCCGTCAGCTCAAGAACCCGCTGGCCGACTATAAGGTCCCGGAAGGCTCGACGCCGAATGGTGGCTTCAAGACAAGGACCGGCGTCCAGTGGAGCGTTGAATAATGGCAACCCTTACCGTCAACGGCGTCAAAATTACGGTTGATGATAGCTTCAAGACCCTCTCTCCAGAGGATCAGGAGGCGACCGTCAACGAGATTGCCACACAGATGGCTGCAGGCGGCCGCGGAAATCGTCCAGAGCGCTCCGGCGGCATCGAGGGCGGCGTCCGTTCGCTCGCGCGCGGTTCGCTCGGTATTGGCTCTTATCTGGACGAGCTGAACGCTGCCACAAACGCAACGCTGGCGCCGCTTATCGACCCGATGTTGCCGGATAGGGGATATGAGAAGCTTCCCGGCGCGACTTGGGGCGAACGCTACGATCAGGCGCTTGGCATCCAGCGGCGGAAAGACGACGAGTTCGACAACGACCATCCCTATGTCTCGACAGGCCTGAAAATTGCAGGCGGCGTGGGTTCGGGCGGCGCTCTGCTGAAGGCCGCTCCGGTGATCGGAAATTATGCTCTCGGGAACACCGGAGTTTCCACGGGAGCGCGGCTTATTTCAGGTGGTGTTGCCGGTGGGGCTACT